CGGGTCTCCTCACTCCAGACGATGAACTAGAGAGAGCGATCAGAGAAAGGCTTGGCGCGGGTGATCTACCTGAAGACGCTCAACGCTCAGCGCTTGAGAGAACCGCAAGCCTTAAAGGCGGTGGAGGTGTTGCAGCTTTAGCGGAGAACCTCATTAAGAGGAGAAGAGCCAATGGCTAAGAAGCGCACACAAGCACAAACACCGGCACCCAAGGAAGACCGAGTGAAGGGAAGCAAGGCGAATCCGAAAGGAAGCGCAAGCGGCGCAAGAGGTGGAATCAAGATTGGTGAGCAAGCGGTCAAAGCTCTTGAGAACATGAGAGACAAGCACAATGATCGATATAAAGCGAAGTCTAAGAAGGTTGACCTTGGCACGCTTAAAGCCGTCTTTAGAAGAGGAGCCGGCGCCTTCTCTGTCTCCCATCGCCCAGGGATGACAAGAAATCAATGGGCGCTTGCAAGGGTCAAGACCTTCCTTAAGTTAGTTGGGACAGGTCAACGCAAGAAGGCCTATACAACTGACCTTGATCTCTTGCCGAAAGGTCATCCACAGAGAACAGAAGCTAAATCGGAACTGAGTTCCGCTTTTAGTGTTCCTAATAAATATTCACACATAGACTTCAAGCCACCACAAGGCGTGAGAGACGCGGCCAAGAGAGCTCTTGAAGTGAGAGCAGATAAGCCCGAATCACAAAGAGGTATGACGGCCGTCGGTATCGCTCGCGCTCGCGACCTTATGAACGGCGAGACCTTATCACCAGAGACAGTTCGGAGGATGCTCGCCTTCTTCACTCGACATGAGGTCGATAAGCAAGGCGCAACTTGGGACGAGCAAGGGAAAGGCTGGCAGGCGTGGCACGGCTGGGGAGGTGATCCCGGCTTAGCTTGGTCAAGAAAGATAGTCAAACAGATGAACGCAGCAGACGATAAAGCGCAAGCGTTAAGGGCATACGGTGAAGCGGTTATGCTGTCTGAGGCCTCACCCACCTATGACATCCCTGAAGGTCTCACCATTGGTAAGCCGTTCAAGACTCTAGCCCTTGGTCAAGTATCTTCAAGGATGAACGGTGAAGCCATAGGCAAAGAGATCGATCGTGACCTTCTTAGCGAAATGATCCGAGTCTATAGAGAGCGGCGTGACGCTGATCCTGTGATTATTGATTGGCAGCACGCGACATCACCCTTTCAAGGCGGCCATCCTGCACCACCGGAGAGCGGCTCAGCGCTTGGACTGATCGTAGATCTTGAGCTTAGAGAAGACGGCCTATATGCAACACCGGCGTATAATGAGCGCGGGCTTGATGTGGTCAAGTCTGCCGGCGGTGTGCTTTGGAGTTCTCCAGAGTTTCTGAACGGTGAGGTTTACTCACGCGATGGCGGCTCCAAGGTTGGAGACGCACAACTATTAGCAATCACCCTCACACCTCGCCCAGCTCAATCTAATGACAAGATTGGGCGAGTAACTCTAAACGAAAGGACATCATTGATGGATAACATCAACGAGTTGTCTGTTGAAGAGCTCCGCACGATGCTTGTCGCTAAGGACGAGATGGTCAAAGAGCTTGAGCAGAAAATAAAAGACATGATGGAAGAGTCTGAAAACTCCATGATGGAGAAGAAGGATGACGACAAAGAAGAGAAGATGGCAGAAGAGAAGGACGATGAGAAAGAGCAGAAGCTCACTCACACTCCTGACCATGAAGAGAAGAAGGAAGAGAAGAAGACTTATAAGATGTCTGAAGCTCTCACCGAGTCAACTCTTCTCTCTGAGGTTCAGTCACTTCGTGAGAATAACGCCAAACTCTCTGAGCGTCTTGAAGTTATCGAGTCAGAGAAGCGCGCTGTTGAGCGTCGTGAAGCGGTCAACACTCTTCTTAACGAGGGCAAGATTCAGCCTTCAGAAGTTGAAGTCGCTGCTAAAGCGTGGGAGCTCCGAGAGCTTCAAGGTGAGTTTTGGCAGATGTTCAGCGAGCGACCATCTAACAGCGCTGTGCCACTTGTAGAGGTCGGACACGGCGCAAGCGGCCAAGAGATCAACAAAGCAAGCCTTGATCAAGAGGTGCGCAATCTAGCAGCTGAGAAGAGCGTCTCTTACTCAGAAGCGCTTAACCTATTCCGCGAGTCAAACCGCGATTACTATAACAAAGTTTTTGGAGGCTGAACCATGGCTAACACAGACAACATTATCTCATTTATCG